GCTAACGCATTTAAAACTGCAACAAGTGTTGTCTAGAATGGTACCAGACGGTGTTTACTTAGATATGGACGGAATCGCGGAGGTTGATCTTGGTAATGGAACTAACTATAACCCGGCAGAAGCATTAAATATGTATTTTCAAACAGGTTCTATTGTTGGTCGATCACTTACTCAAGACGGTGATATGAATCCAGGTAAAGTACCTATTCAAGAGCTTAACAGCTCAAGCGGTCAAGCTAAGATAAATGCATTGATTCAAACGTATCAATACTACTTACAGATGATTCGCGATGTAACAGGGCTTAACGAAGCTAGAGACGGTTCAGCTATGGAAAAGAACTCATTAGTAGGGCTTCAAAAGATGGCCGCTAACGCATCTAATGTAGCAACTAGACATATCAATCAGTCTGGTCTTTATATAACCCTTAAACTAGCTGAAAACGTTGCGCTTAAAATAGCTGACGCTTTAGAATTTCCACTAACTAGAAGTGCTCTACAAAATTCTATATCTACGTTTAATATAAAAACACTAGATGAGATTATAAACTTAAATCTTCATGATTTTGGTATATTTTTAGAGCTAGAACCAGACGAAGAAGAGCAAGCTCAGTTAGAGGCAAATATACAAGTTGCATTACAACAAGGTGGTATTGATTTAGAAGATGCTATTGATTTAAGACAAATTAAAAATCTTAAGCTAGCAAACCAAATGCTTAAGATAAAGCGTAAAGCTAAAGCTAAGCAGGATCAAGCTAATCAAAAAGCCAATATTGCAGCTCAAGGTCAATCACAAGCAGACACTGCAGAGAAGACAGCTATGGCTGAGGTGCAGAAACAAGAGGCTATAATGGGTGCAAATGTTCAGTTTGAACAATCCAAGAATCAAATGGAAATTCAACGGATGGAGATTGCAGCTCAATTAAAAGCTCAAGAAATGCAAACTAGGTTTCAGTTTGATATGCAGCTAAAGCAGCTTGAGGTTCAGAACATGCAACAAAAAGAAAATGCTATTGAGGACCGTAAAGATACTCGTAGCAAAATGGAAGCTTCACAGCAGAGTGAGCTTATAAGTCAAAGGCAAAACGATAGTTTACCTGTAGACTTCGAAAACCAACCCGATCAGGGTATGCAAGCTTTCATGTAGAAAGTAAACAATTATTTAATTATATTTTATTATGTCAAAAGAAAAAGCAAATGAACCTGTTAAGCAGGAAGGTGAGTTTAAAATTAAAAAGAAAACTCCAAAAAAATTAACACCGATAAGCGATGAGCCTATTAAAGTTAATATTAAAGAACCTTTGGTTGATTTACCGCCAGAAGTTACAAAAGTAGTAATACCTAAACAAGAAGAAGAAGATGCCATTCAAATCGGAGAAACAAAGAAAGTATCTGTGGAAGAACCATCCGGAGATAGCGCAAAGGTGGGAGAACCTGTACAAGAGTCCAACCAGGATGTTGAAGGGTTTTCTGCAATCAAAGAAGTAACAGAGACTGAAGAGGTTGAAGCTCAAGTAGAAAAAGCAATACAAGACGAAAGAATTCTTGGTAAAGCTTTACCTGAGAACATCGAAAAGCTAGTTTCTTTTATGGAAGATACAGGTGGGACAATAGAGGATTATACTAGGCTTAACGCCGACTACTCTCAAGTTGACGAAATTACGTTACTTAAAGAGTATTATAAAAAAGAAAAGCCTTATTTAGAGGGCGAAGACATTGATATGCTTCTAGAGGATTTTATCGTAGATGAAGACCTTGACGAAGAAAGAGATATGCGCAAGAAAAAAATTGCGTTTAAGGAAGAAGTTGCAAAAGCGAAAAGCTATTTGGAAGAGACGAAGAGTAAATATTACGACGAGATCAAGTTGAGACCGGGCGTTACTCAAGACCAACAAAAAGCTACAGACTTTTTCAACCGATATAATAAGCAGCAAGAAGCAGCTGAGCAACAACACGCGCGATTCAAAGAAAGTACTAAAGAGCATTTTAATGACAACTTCGAAGGTTTCGATATTAAAGTCGGCGAAAAAAGCTATAAGTACAATATTCAGAATCGTGATAAAGTTGCAGAGAGCCAATCTAATATTAACAACCTTGTCGGGAAGTTCCTAGACTCAGATGGTAATGTTAAAGATACGAAAGGTTATCACAAAGCTATGTATGCTGCTGACAACGTAGATAAAATCGCAGCTCATTTTTATGAGCAAGGAAAAGCGGATGCCGTAAAAGAAGTTGTAAGCAGTTCTAAAAACTTAAGTAGTACCAAAGCTAGGTCTACTCAAGGAGAAGTGTTTTTAAACGGATTTAAGGTTAAAGCAATTTCAGGCGCTGATTCTACAAAACTAAGAATTAAAACAAAAAAATTTAACTAAAAAAACAAACAATTATGAGTTTAACTCCTCAATTTGGTAGTTTAATCCCTTCTGGAACTCAGGAAGTATTAAATAGTAACTACCTACAATTTAACGGCGGCGCTGCTGCTGGACCAGGAGCTGGTGGCGATTCATTCGCTCAACAGTATTTACCTGAAATTTACGAACAAGAAGTAGAGCGTTACGGAAACCGTACACTATCTGGATTCTTAAGAATGGTTGGCGCTGAAATGCCAATGACTTCAGATCAAGTAATTTGGTCAGAACAAAACAGACTACATGTTAGTTATGCTGGTATATCTGTTGCTAATGCTGCTGGAACAACTAGTACTATCACATTATTTGTAGCTGGTACAGCTGGTTTACAAAATGTAATATCAATTAATGACACTGTTGTTTTCTTAAATCCTACAACTGGAGCTGAAAGTAAAGCAATTGTAACTGATTCTGGTGCATATGCTGGATCTGGTCTTGCTGCTACTGACATCGTTGTACAGCCTTTTGATAATAATCAAATTGCAGCTATTGGTGCTGGCGCTGCTGCTGCTACAGGTGCTAAAGTGTTTGTATATGGTTCTCAATACACAAAAGGACAAAGTACTGACGGAGCTTTTCTAGTTGGTGGACAAAACCAAGGAAGAATTTCAATAGATCCTCAGTTAACTCAATATTCTAACTCGCCAATTATATTAAGAAGCCAGTACGTAGTTAATGGTTCTGACATGGCTCAAATTGGATGGGTTGAAGTTGCAACTGAAGATGGAACATCTGGATACTTATGGTATTTAAAAGCTGAATCTGAAACTCGCTTACGTTTTGAAGATTACTTAGAAATGTCTATGGTTGAAGCTGAGTATGATCAAGTAGGTGGTGTTACATCTCCAGGATCTGAAGGTTTATTTGCTGCTATTCAATCTCGTGGAAATGTAGAAGTAGGATTTACTGCTGCTGCTGGACTTGATGAATTTGATGCTATTCTTAAGAATTTAGATACTCAAGGAGCAATTGAAGAAAACATGTTATTCTTACAGAGACAAACATCTCTTGATTTTGACGATATGTTAGCTGCAATTTCTGGTGGATTTGCTGGAGGTACTGCTTTTGGATTATTTGAAAATTCTGAAGAAATGGCTTTGAACTTAGGATTTAGTGGCTTCCGTAGAGGATCTTACGATTTCTATAAGACTGACTGGAAATACTTAAACGACGCTTCTACTCGTGGTGGTGTTGATGGTATCAGTTCAATTGAAGGTGTATTAGTACCAGCTGGAACTTCTACAGTTTACGATCAGATCTTAGGAACTAATATCCGTCGACCATTCCTACACGTGCGTTACAGAGCTTCACAAAGCGATGACAGACGTATGAAGTCTTGGTTAACTGGTTCTGCAGGTGGAGCATTTACTTCAACTCTTGATGCTATGGAAGTAAACTTCCTATCAGAAAGATGTTTAGTAACTCAAGCTGCTAACAACTTTGTACTTTTCAAAGGAATCTAATGATTCAATATTAATAACAATCCCTGCCTTCGGGCGGGGGTTTTTATATGACATTAGCCCCTTACTACTTATATACTAAGGCTAGTGTCACATTTTAAAAATTATTTAATTTTATTATATTATGGCTAAACAAGCTAAAGCAAAGCAAGTTGAGGTTGCACCTCAAGAAGTGGTAACACAAGTTACTACTCCAGTAAAACCCACAAAACCAACGTGGGAAATCAAAGATAGAGTCTATTATTTAAAAGGAAATAAATCTCCTTTAACACTAACAATACCAGGCAGGCATACAAGAAAGCATGCTTTATTATACTTCGATGAGTCAACTGGAAAACAAAGAGAAATAAGATATGCAACTAACCAAAGCTCATCTCTTGTAGACGAGCAAAAAGGAGAATGCACAATGGGCCACATTAGGTTTAAAGATGGAACTTTGGCAGTGCCAAAAGAACAACAAAACTTACAAAAACTAATGTCTATATACCACCCTTTAAAAGACAAACTATATCAAGAATTTAGTGCTGTTACTAAAGCTACAGATGATTTAGATATTCTAGACATGCAAATAGACGCGCTAAATGCAGCTAGAGCTATGGATGTAGATCACGGCGAGGCAATTTTAAGAGTTGAGCTTGGATCTAAAGTAAACTCTATGAGTTCTAAAGAACTTAGAAGAGACTTAATGCTATTTGCTAGACAAAATCCAGCATTATTTATTGAGTTAGCTAATGATGATAATGTACAATTAAGAAACTTTGCTATTAGAGCACAAGAAGTTGGCATTATAAGTCTATCACAAGATCAACGAACATTCATATGGGTGTCAACTGGTCGAAAATTAATGAACGTTCCTTTTGACGAAAACCCTTACTCAGCGTTTGCGGCTTTCTTAAAAACAGACGAAGGAGTAGAAATCTATAAGTCTATAGATAAAAAACTATAAAAACAGGTAATACTAATATAGGGCTCGTTAACTCGGGCCTTTTATTATAACAAAAATAAAAAATGGCAATAAACGTAAATACAGTATATCAAACGGTTTTGTTTATATTAAACAAAGAACAGAGAGGTTATGTAACACCGGCTGAGTTTAATAGTTTAGCTGTGCAGGTTCAAGATGAAATATTTCAATCGTACTTGCCAGATGGAAACCAAGTTAATCGCCAAAACCAAAACAACACACAGAACGATACTGAGTTTTTTAATATATTTAAAAATATTTCATATAAAATTGCGCCTTTTATAGATGAAGTTACATTTGAAAAAACAGCTACAGGAAGTTCTGTTTTTTACTACCCTGTATCTAACGATGTTGGGGTGTTAAACAGAGTTATTTACAACATAGGCGATGTAATATCGACATACACTGGCAATGTTACATACAACTCAGTGACTCAATTAGTTGATAAAAATGATTACAATAAAATAACTAGATCAAAGCTAACACAACCCACAAAACAGTATCCTATATTCTTTACTAGTAGTCCTTACTCTATAACTCTTCAAACATCAGGTAATTTATTGAATATATCTCCAAACCCAGACTCTGTAATTGCTAATGTTTTATTTCAACCAAGCACTCCTTTTTGGAGATTTGTATCTGGAGTAAATAGATCGTATGTATATGACTCTAGTAATTCTGTGAATTTTGAATTAGAAATATCAGAGCAGTCTAACGTTATAATAAGAATATTGAAATACTGCGGGGTCATAATAAACGATCCTACTGTAATTCAAGCAGCATCTCAAGATATTCAACAAACTACAATTAACGAAAAATCATAGTAACAAATGGGCTTAATAACTGAAACAAACCAACAATATTACCAAGGAGCTCAGCAGTTTATAGCTGACGGTGCTTCAGGTTCTTTTATTACAACTTTCGACACCAACTTAATACTTGGGTCTTTTGATCCAACAGATGTAGACTATGCTTTAAATAACTTTAAGCTATTTACATCACAATCAGGTTTACCAGGTGATTTTTTAGAGTACATTACTGATTATAGTGTTTTAAATAATACTATAATACTAGGCACTACAGCTGTGCCAGTTGTCCCGGCAGTTGGAACTTACTTTGTAGTTCAACTTAAATCTTTAGATGGTGGTAACTACGGAAACGGTGATGCTTTCGGTACAACAGTCGAGGATAACTACGGAAGTTATGAGTATATTAAACTTTCAGATGCTATAGATAACTTTATGGTTGGATACGTAGGAGATGGTAAAATATTACAGAATACTAAAAAATCAGATGTTTTATTTTTTGCTAAAAGAAGTTTACAAGAATTTAGCTATGACACTCTAAAAAGTGTACATTCTCAAGAACTTACAATACCACCTAGTCTAAGCGTGGTATTACCTCAGGATTATGTTAATTATGTAAGAGTTTCTTTTATAGACCAACTTGGCGTAAAAAGAATTATATACCCTGCAAACAACTTAACTATAAACCCATACGAAAATCCTATTCAAGATGCTCAAGGAATTCCTACTCAAGACAACTTTGGAGAAAATCTAGAAGGTACATCGATAACTGAAGAGCGTTGGGCTAAAGCAAATGACAACTTATTAAACGGTCAGCTTCTTAACAATATAGACGAAGCTATTGATTTTCAAAACGCTTACGGATTTGAAGGTAGCTGGAACTGGGGTAGACAATACGGTCTTGATCCGCAACTTGCTCAAATGAATGGCTGGTTCACACTAAACGAAAGAGAAGGCAAGATGTCTTTTTCTAGTAATTTAGCAAATAGACTAATAGTGTTAGAGTACATCTCTGATGGTTTAGCACATGATATAGACACTAAAGTTCCTAAGCTTGCTGAAGATGCTCTATACGCGTCTATATTGCATTCTATAGTATCTACAAGATCAGGTCAACAAGAGTACTTAGTTCAAAGACTTCAAAAAGATAGAAGAGCTAAATTAAGAAACGCAAAAATAAGATTATCTAACATCAAGCTTGATGAAATTGTTCAAGTGATGAGAGGTAAATCTAAATGGATAAAACACTAAAATTTAATGGCTAAAGTTCAAAACACTTTTTTAAAGTCTAAGATGAACAAAGACTTAGACTCTCGACTAATACCAAGCGGAGAATATAGAAATGCTAAAAACGTTCAAATAAGCAGGTCAGAAGGAAGTTCTGTAGGCTCAGTTGAAAACGTTTTAGGAAATAGCAAGGTTTTTGATTTTTATGCCGCTACTGGAGTGTCAAACTTGTATTGTATAGGCTACGTTAATAACGATCAATTAAATACTGTGTATGTTTTTTTAACAGATCATCCTTATGATACTAGATTTAAAACCACACCTATCTATAGTCCAACTGCTAAAAACTTTATATTCGCTTGTAATGTACAAAATAATTCACTAACTCTTTTAGTTGAAGGTGCTTTTTTAAATTTCTCTAAAACAAACCCAATATATGGAGCTAATATATTAGAAAATCTACTTTTTTGGACAGACAATAGAAATCAGCCAAGAAAAATAAACGTAGATTTGGCAAATCCAAATTCAGTTTCAAATCCAACGTACTACACTACAGAAGATCAAATATCTGTAGCTAAGTATAATCCATACACTTGTATGGAGTTGTATAATAAGAGTTTTTTGTCTACGGTAGACGGAGACTATGAAACAACTATGAAAGATGTTGTTAGTAAATTCTATCCAAACGGTGGAGCTGGTAAAGTAAGAACTACTATCGGAGCTACACTTGTAAATACAATAGAGCTACAGTCTTTTGAGGGTGATATACAGGCTAAAACCACCGCTTCACCTGGTTTAACAGCAACCGTATACGATGATGGTTCATCTTTAGCTTATATAGACCTTACAACACCAACAGGTGAAATAATTCCAATACCAAGCTCTGAAATTAGTACAGCTGTTTATGATAATAGTGATCCAGCAGATCCTTTTTGGACTATAACAGCTACTAGTGCTGTTTTTAATAATTTACCAGCAGGTACAGAGATAATACTAAATGAAAATCCTTACTATGATCCAGATTTTGCTGGAGATCCAGACTACCTAGAAGATAAGTTCTCTAGGTTTAGTTATAGATTTCAATTTGAGGACAACGAATATTCACTAATTGCTCCATTTACTCAAATAGCTTTTATACCAAAACAAGATGGTTATTTCATGTACGTTAAGCAAGAGAACATTGAAGAAGTTGATGACCAAGCTAGTACCTATAGAAGTACAGTTGCTTCTTTTGTAGAAAACAAAGTAAACGACATAGAGTTAAAAATACCTTTACCTTTTCTTAATTACAATATATCTAATAGCTTACAAATTAAAAACATAGATATACTTTATAAAGAATCTGATGCTATAGCTATTAAGGTTGTAGACACTGTTTCTATAAATGACGTGGCTAATTCAGCTGGAACATTTACAGTTAATGGTGCGGTTGCAAGTCCAGGTTCACTGTCATTTAACATAGACAATATAAAAGGAGGTATTGTAATTGGAGGTTTAGTAACTGGCTTTGGTATAGTAGGTAAGCCTAAGATAACCGCTTTTGTGCCAGACAACTTAAATAACCCATCAGCTGGAGGCTTATTGACTATAGATAACCCGGCTCAAACATTAGTTGATGATGTTACGTTGAACGTAAATGACCCTAATTACTTTACATATAATTATCAATCAAAAAAACCTTTTAAGACTTTACCAGAAAAAGATACAACTAGAGTTTTTGACAAAATACCAGTAAGAGCCTTAGCTCAAGAAGTTTCAGGTAATAGAATAATATACGGTAACTACCAAGATAAACACACACCGCCCACTAGCTTAAACTATAATGTAGCTGTTTCTGACAAAAGTTCATTCAGCTTAAATAGAAGAGAAGGAACTGTTGGTAGTGGAGGTCCTTTTAACAGTAATTTTATAGTAATAACATCAAGCAAAGCCGAAGAAATTCCTAAAGTAGGTGATTTTGTTTCTATAGTAGTTGGAACAGGTACTATACCTGAAAACACGATTGTCACTGAAGTGGTTGCATTAGGCACTTTAAGTTATATAGCGTATCTAACTAACGATATAACAGGCGTTGTTAGTTCAGATATTGTATTATTTGAACCTGGAGGAGATACTGAAAACAATACCAGTGTTATAGAGTATCCAAACAGTTCTTTAAAAACAAATAGAAATTACCAAGTAGGTGTTGTGCTTTCTGATAGATACGGTAGAAGTTCAAGCGTTTTACTTTCTAATAACAAAAAAACCGTTAAAGTTGGACAATTTTCTTTTTCTGGAGATACTATATACTCGGCTTATAAAGACGATTCTTTAGGGTACATACCAGGATCTTGGCCTGGAGATTCTTTAAAGCTTTTATTTAATGAGACTATATTTTCCTCTAGAAATCCTTCAACTGGATCACCTGGTTTATATGATGGAGATGTAACAAGCTTTAGGTACAATCCTCTTGGCTGGTATACCTATAAGATTGTAGTAAAACAAACAGAGCA